ATTAGTGCAAGGTCCAGGATTTACTACAAATAAATCTCAAATACTAAATGCTTTGGATTCGTTGACAAAACAGGCTGAAAGAAGAAGTTTTAATATAACCAACAGACTACAAGCTTTTGGCATGCCTACAGACTTTACTAACAAACGTCCGTCTAATGCTGGATTTGTAAGAAATCAATAATTATAATAGGGCAGATGTAAAATGTCTGAATTAAACGAAACAGTTACCTTGGATGACGGTTCTATTGTTAAAGTTCCTGGTATGGGTAACATGACCGATAGTGAAATTACAAGTGCCTTAATAAAAGCCTTGCCTGGTAAAATGGCTGGCCTTGGATTTTTGCCAAATTTGGAACGCGAGTACAACATCAGAGACGGTGTGCCTGATCTTGATTTAAGATTTCAAGAAGCACTTACCAATGGAAACCCTAAAGAAGTAAAAGCTGTCTTTGATGACCAAGTGGGCAAAGGAAACTGGGGAATTGAACCCTCTTCTCAAAAACCATACGTTACCGCTGAAGGTTTAAGAAGGCTAGGCATTGAGCCTAAAGATGACCGCAAGGTACTCTTAGACGGTACAAGCACAGACATATATGATCTCACAGCTGATGCCACTAGAGAGATAGCCATAGGTGCTTCAGCACTGGCAGCTGAGTTAGCTGTCCCTATGGTCCCAGGTAGTTTCTTACTAGGGCTAGGGGCTAGGTCTGCAGCCGCTGGTGCAGGTGGTAGTGTTGCTTCTTTAGGATTGGAAGGCATACAGGAACTACAGGGTTACAATAAAGAGTCGGCAGTTGAGGTTTTAAAAGACGCTGGTGCAGAGGGTGCCTTAATAGGTGCCGCTACCTTTGTCCTAGGCGCTCCCTTTGCCGCATATGGCTCTGTTGCCAACAGAGTAAAATCAGCTGCTAAAGAAGTTGATCCAGGGGTGGTGCCAGTTAAAAACACAACCGTACAAAAAATGATAGACGCTGAACAAAGAGTTTCCCCAAGGGTTGGCAAAGAAGATGCCATGTTGCTCAGTGTCCGTACTTTGGTTAATGAAGATGGAGCAATTGTAGGAAACCTATTGAGCAAGATGGAGGGTATCGGTGCCAAGCAAGCGGGAGATCAGTTTGCTGCCCGTGCCGCCAACATAGTAAACAAATACCGGAATACCTATCTAGCATCTATCAGAGCAGGTGATGATGAAATTGTCACACTGGGGAAACTAAAAGCCAGCCTGAGCAAAGGTGAGCAGGACATGCTCAAGAAAACTGTCAGTAGTATTAAACAGTTTGATGAAACACCCTTGGGCAAGGTTGGTGCAGCGGGGGAAACACTGAGGGGTTTTAAAAACTTCGCAGAGGGAAAACTTAGGGTACAATACAAAGCTGGTCAGAAAGCCTTTGATGGTGATGAGTACTACGGTCAATTTGCAGCAATGGAAGGCAGGGATGTTACTAATAAAGAACTAGCTGGTATTTTAAACAATATAGCATCTAAAACTGACATGTTAATAGATGACGTTGTAGATGCTTTTGGTCCTGGCAACCCCCTGCACTCAAGAATAACTAGCAGAGTTGAAATAAAAAGTGGAAGGGTAATACCGAAAAGGGTAACACAGAAAAAAGAAAGGCTAGAGTCTGGTCCTAATTTTAGTGCTGCTCAAATGGAAGATGTATTGAAAAGCAGAGAACCTGGAAGGGTAGCTGATACAGGACGGGGTACAAAAATTACAGCCGCTGATTTTTTAGAAGCAGATAGAAGGATGCGTAAGGAATCTTATAAAACATCCGATCTTAATAAATCCAGAATAAATCTTAACATGTCTAAAGTTTTATTGGATGAGATTGAGCAGAAAAGTCTTGCCCCAGCTGGATTTAGGGACAAGCTAAAAAAGGTGAATAAAGAATACTCAGAATTTGCCCAAGTATATCGTGGGAAGAATGGACTGTTTGCACAACTAGCACAGAGGCCACAGGCAGATGCACAAAAGTATCTGACCAGTTTTACCTCTGGTAAGGAAGGTGCAGAGTTCTCAAAGATGATGGACGATATTGACAAAGCATTTGGTCCCAATGCCGTGGGTGGTAAACTTGGATTAGACACAAGAGACGAAATTCTTTCAGCCATTGGTATTAACTTTATCAGGGAAAATAAGCTTGATATTATAAACGCCGCTGTTCCCTCAGTTGCCGCTAAAAATGCTCTTAAAAAGATTAACAACATAGAGACAACGATTAAAAAACAGGTGGGCGGTGGTGCTAAGTCTAAGCAAGCTACAGATCAAATTTTCAAAGGAAATGTACTTGGGGAATACAAAAAACTGCTAAATGACGTTGCCAATGGCCGTCCTGCACAGGTTGACAAAGCCCTTGCTGAACTGGGGATGACCATGAGCTTTAGGGAAGCAGACCAATTTGTCAAATCTGTAAACAATGTTGCCATGAATTTGTCCAAATCTGACCTAAACTCTTTCGCTACACAATTGAGAGCATTGGAAGAGTTGTCTCCAGACAGTGCCAAGTTTGTCAGGGACATGATTTTTACAGATAACTATAGCAGGTTGTTTAAGGCTGTAGAAGCACAAGACCCAAAGGCTAAACTGTTGGGTATTAAACAGTGGGCAGACGATTGGTCAGCGGCTACGTTAAACAATGCTGAGAACATGCGATATATATTTGGTGACGAGTTGTTTGAAGGGGTGGATGACTTTGCCCTAAATATGAAAGGTGCGCTTAACATAGATCCTGTTGCTGGAGCGTTGTCTGTGGCTGAAAACCAAGTTAGCATTTTTAGAAATGTCATAACTGGCAGTATAGGCGCTTTGCGTAGGCCCCTTTCCTTTATCTTCTTTACTCGTCAATTTGCCCCTGGCACAGCCGCACATACAAAAGTAGTGCAGGGCTTGCAATCTGGTAAAACAGCTGGTGAGATTACAAAGGAGCAGTCTGGTGCTGTTTTGAAAATAGCAGGTAAGGCGCAAAACTATGCTGAGGGAGTAATGAATGCCAGGGACGGTCTAGTTGCAGCATCTATTGCAAGTTACCTAGACGAGGCTAATCAGTCATATCCTACAGAAGACGAGATTCCAACTGTTATGCCACAGAAGATACAGATGCAACAAGAAGCACCACAACCTCAACCACAGCTGCAGCAACAGGATGGGATTGCTGCCATACAACAAATAGCAAAGATGCTAACAGGTGTAGGCGAGTCTGGTATATCTGAAGGCGCATCAATGGCACGGGGTAGGTAGCATGTTAGACGCACTACTAGGACTACTGCAGCAAAGTCCTCCATCTGCAGAAACTAAATTTTCAAAGTCCCTGCTAAGAGATTTACAATCGGAAAGTCTTTTAGCTGATGACAAAGTATCATCTATGCCTAGGATGGAACCTAGGGCTGAGACTGCACCCATGCCCAGGATGGAACCTGCAGCCGAAACTGTACCTATGCCTAGTATGAAACCTATTGATAAAATGGTATACATTCCTAAAGCGGGTGGTGTAGAAGTAACTATGGCATCTATAAACAAGATTATGGAAGCACTAGGAGATACTAACGAATCTATAAAACCTCTAATGATGCATACAGCTTTTAAAGAATCAAAGTACGGAAATGACCCTAATACTTTTAATTTTAGAAGAATAGAAAAAGGTACGGTAGGGCATGGTGGTATTTTCCAGATAACTGACAAAGCTGTTAAATCTATAGTAAACAGCGATAAGGACAGGATAAAAAAGGACTTGGCTACGCTATCAAAAATTGGGATAAACCCTAAAGCAGCAATAGATCAGGGACAGCTCAAGGAGTTTTTAGAGGTGCCAATAAATTCTGCAGCAATGGCTAGGTTACATTACAAGCAGTTTAATGAGCCGCTTCCTTCAAAAGGCCAAGAGAAGGCGTATTATGTAAAACGATACGCCCCACAGACTAAGAAAAAATAATGGAAGGCTCTATTGATCTCAGGATGGTTGTTACCCTGGGCGGCATACTGTTCTCAGTAGCTGGTGCCAGTGCAGTGGCAAAGATGCAGATTAAAGCTATCTTGTCTAAGCTGAACGATATGGAAACAAGGTTCAGAGCCTTGGATTCTACAACCGACAAACAAGAAACCTCCATTGAAACTCAAATGCAAAGACTAAATGTTCTGTCTAAAATGATGTCACCGGAGAACCTAAGACGCGACCACATGCAGATGGCAGAGTTGGTGGCAACGGTGAAGCAACTTAGAGAAGATGTAAACCACCTTGCAAAGATGCATAATACTGTACATCCTCCTGTTAAATCGACAAGGGACGCTACATAATGCCAATACCTTTTGAACTAATAACCATGCTAGGCTCTGGTCTAATGTCTGGAGTGATGACATTGTGGAGCCAAAGTGCCAAGGCCAAGCAAGCAGCATTTGACCGTGCCATTACCGGACTGTCAGCCCAATCAGAAGCAACAGACCTAGCACGCAGGTATGAGAACAAGGGCTTTCAAGTAACCAGAAGGATCATAGCACTGGCAGCTGTCTTTGCCGTCATCGTATGGCCCAAGGTTGTTCCTGTTTTGTTCCCCGATGTTCCTGTAGTTGTCGGATACACTCAATGGAACCCAGGGTTCTTATTCTTAGAAGGTTCAGAATCTGTCAATTGGCAGCATATGAAGGGTCTGGTCCTTACACCATTGGACACACATTTATTATCAGCAATCGTAGGGCTTTATTTCGGAGCATCTATGGTTAAGAACGCGAGGTAGTTATGGGTACGTTAGCTAAACCTATATCAAATGTTGTATTTCAAGATATGATTACACGGGCAGCGCAGTCTCCACAAGGCCAAGAATTATTTCCAGATGCTTCTAGGCAATTTTTAGAAAGCAGGGGATTGCAAAACCAACAACCGCAAGCTGCCAGTATATCTCCTATACAGGTACAGACAGGTGCAGTGCAACAGGCTCCACAAGCTGTACCACAAGGGGATGACAGGCGAAGGCAGATGATTGAGTTGTTAATGCGACAAGGGCAGAACGAACAGCAAATTCAAAATCGTCTGCAGCAACTGGACAAGCAGAAATTTTTTGATAAGCCAGAGGCTGAACCTCAGTTTACTCCTGGAACACAGGGGTTATTATCTGCAAATAAACCAGAGGAAAAAGAAGAAGAAAAACCCAAGGGTATCCTAGGGGTATAAAAAAGGGAGCGCCGAAGCGCCCCCATAGTATAAATTTTGTTTTATAAATTTTGTTATAGTAGTCTACCTAAACGGTGGACCATAGGCCCAACCAGTTAGGCTGTAACGTACTCCCCTGGTAACTGGGAGTACCCTGTGGTAGTAGTAACTGGGAAACACAATGAACCTACCCTTTGTCTTCAGAGCAGGTTCCTCAATTGTTCTCTTCTTGTATTTCCAGTTAGGTTGCCCCCAGCTAAACTGGAAGTCTCCCCCTTCATAATCATCATTTAAAGATGCGGTAAACGTGAGTTTTCTTGTCTGGTTTGCAGGTATCATATCATAGTGCCAGCTATATTTCTCCCCCTCAGTATACTTACTAAGCTGTAAGTTCTCCATTCCTATCAGGTCAAACCACCAACCAGTCTCAATGTTGGCTTTCTCTACCCAGGAGAATACTAACTTTTTAAACTGCTCATCATCAATTGGAAAGATGGAGTTGTTCCTTACCTGCTCACCACCATCACCATGTACCTTGGATTCTTGTTCTTCAAGGGTAGTCACCAACTTTGTAATAGCCTGGCAGAAATCATCAGATAGATCAGGTAGGATTTCACCAGAATAAAAAACTTGACCGTACATGACTATACCCCGCAGCTTCCACCGTGTCCGGTAATGTCGCAGATATCATGCGTTTCTATGGACTCTTCAAAGACTTCCCCCAGTTTTCCCACAGCGTCGGCGTAGGCGACGGGGGTGAGGGGCTGTCCACCACGGCATCCATCAGGGTAAACAGTAAAACCCCGCAACCTGTGAGCGTGGTCTGCGAGAGTACGAGAAAAGTCACTAACAGTATCCTCGTTGTTATCCTTACTGCCCCACTGAGGCAGGTTGATCGTACTTGAGATTGACATATCGACATAATCCTGCACATCCGCTTGAAATTTAATCCTACGTTTGTAGTCACTTGCCAAGTCCAGGGCAGACTCAATTTTATCTGGCTCAGTACCATATAGGTCTATAAGCTCTTGCGCTGCAGAATCTACAACGTACTGGTAGTGCCATTTAGTTCCATTTTTGAGATATCGTCTTTTGTAGGCAACAGCAAATATAGGCTCAACACCAGTAGAAGTACCAGCAAGAATGCCAATACTGCCCGTTGGCGCAATAGCTCTGTTAGCAACAGGAACGGACACGCCAAAACTGTTAGCAGTGCCAGTGCTAGTAGCATTAGAGATACTCTTATAAACGCGAAGCCATCTGTGAAGTTCTTCCGTAACTTCATATTTACTACCCCTCTTGATAAGCCACTCATGCATACCCATCAAGCCAAGACCTAATCGCCTTTGTGATTCTCGGACCTTGTACACCTTGTCATAGGGTAACTCAGCTTTCAGAGTACCACATAGTAAGAACTTTGTACCTAGCTCGACAACCTTCCTAAACTCTTCCAAGTTGTCTATCCTACCCAGGTTGCAGCTTCCCAAGTTACAAACATCAGAGTCTAACTCAGACGTTACCTCTGTACAAGCGTTTCTAAGGGTTTCATTTTCCTTGTCAAAGAAGTTAAAGCTAAATCCTGGCTCGGCTGTGCTGAGGGCTTGTCTAACATTTGCCTCAAAGACCTCTCCCATATCACCAGTGTTCCAGTAATTCAGTAGCCACTCTGTATCATAATTGACAGAGATATTGGTCATGTCCAAGGGTGCTGGGAAGTTAAAGTCTTGTTCCTTAATCTGACCAATGGAGAAACCTGTGGAACCCACTGGCATATCATACCAGTTCTTGCTGTTTAAAAACGTATCAACGTCACGGTGTTTCCAATTGAGGCTGGCATAGATAGCACTCCTACGACTACCACCCTGCATGACCCTTCGGCCTATCTCATTAATCATCTGCATCTTAGGTATAGGACCAGAGGCCAGACCACCTGTCTTACTAAGGCCAGCCCCTTCTGGACGATAGACAGAGTAATCTACCCCTATACCACCACCTGTCATTAGGCAGCTCTCAGACTTCCAGCTAAGGTTGGACCAGTCTTCCCTAGAGTCCTCCTCTGCCTTTAACAAATAACAATTGTTGAAGAACTTGGAAGGTCTACCAGCGTAGTATAAATACCTCCCACCAGGGATAAACTGGAGGTCTGTGATAATCTGTGTCAGATCTTGTACCTCGTCCTTGGGTAAGAACTCTCCACAAACATCCTCCACCAATACCTTTGCCAAATCTGCCCAAGTGTGGCAACCTTGGTGAGCGTACTTCTGTTTAAAAATGTCCTCGCTAAACTTGGACCGGAACATTGGGTTTTCATTAGATTTAAAAGTCATGGCAATCCACAGGTCTAAGGTTGAAATTAGTTATATTGTACTCTACATCTTCCCTAAAGGCAAGCAGTAACTCCATAGGTTCGATGTTTAGTATGTCTACAATCTGGTCACAATTGTAAGCCTCAGCTAAATCTCTCAGCTGTTCCTCAGAAAGTGTGGGCATCTTTGCTCTCCTCCTTCCCGACAAAGAATACCGGACGGCCTGAGCGGAATTTCATATCCAGCTCCCCTGCCCAACAAGTATGCTTGTGGGAACAATAGGAACAATTTACACCCAGCTTCTGCCTACCCGTCTGACGGTCCTTGACAGTTTCAAAACATCTGTCAGGGGGAGCAGGTAGGGAAACATCGTGTTTGACCTGTTTGATTTTAAGTTTAGTATTCTCCAGTTGAGTATGAGTGTAAGTAGCAAGCTCACCACTGCTCTTGTCGAATGCTACAAATGTACCACGCTCCTTACCAAGAGCATTACCATACCCACTGATCTGCGAAATGTAACCAAAGGGGTCATCATCTGGAAGCGTACCATTTTTAAATTTCTTCATTGCAAATGATGATGCAGATTTAATATCAACAAGCTCGCCATCTATCACGCAATCTATATGGCCCTTGATACCATCCATTTCAATCTCTGCCTGTTGTTCGGTGACAGAGTGTCCAGCTTCTTTGGCTAGGTAAATTAGAAAAGCCTCTACAATGTCGCCTATCATAAACTTTAGGCGCGTCTGTGGGCTAAACCCCTCGGCCTTGTCATCCCCGTTAATGTCGTACCATAGCTGCCTACTACAGGGCTTGCCAATGTTGGACATGCGTAACCTACCAGGAGCATCAGAGGTAGCCATCCATAGTTGGCGCTTAACAGCGTCCATGATTGTGCTACCCAAAGCGAACAAGGCTTCCTGATCTGGTTTCTTCTTTCCAGTGTTGACAAGATTATAAATGTCATCTACCAGAGTGTCTATGGTTTTAGTCTCGCTCACTTGTATACTCCATTGCTA